CTTCGGTGGCAGTGTCACGTTGTCGAGCGGCTGATCAAAGTCTCCACCAAACGTCAAGTGCGTCAGCGTCGGCGGTAACGCCTCCAGTTGATCGACACTCTTGACTGTTGCTGATCGATACTTGACAGAGATGCCGCCTGTGAATTTTTTGGCTACCCCGTGATGACGATCGTATGCTGCTCGATAAACCATTTTCTCTCTTTGCGATATTCTTTGCACGTCGACACGTAAGCCAGCGTCTGCTGCAATCCGATGAGTGATAACAACCTTGTTATCAATGGCTGCAAAAAGCGTTCATTGTTCATCTTTGCGAATTTTTCATCTTTGCGGATTTGACATGACAGTGGTCTTTCATTGTCGTGTGACAGTAACATGCGATGGCAGACAGTCCAATGATCGATTGTAGTGTTCGGAAAGCATCAAGTGCGTCAACTTCGGTGGCAGCGTCACGTTGTCGAGCGGTTGATTAAAAAGATTGCCAAACTTCAAGTGCGTCAAGGTCGGCGGCAGTCTCACTTTGTCGAGCGACTGATCGTAAAAAGTACCAAACGTCAAGTGCATCAACGCCGGCGGCAGCCGCACGTTGTGAAAAGGCTGGTTGAACCAGTGTCCAAATGTCAAGTGCTTCAACGTCGGCGGCAGTTTCACATTGTCGAGCGATTGTTTGAAGTGGTGGCCAAACTTCAAGTGCGTCAACGTCGACGGCAGCGTAACTTTGTCGAGCGGCCGGTCAAAAGCGGGGCTCAACGTCAAGTGAGTCAACGTCGGCGGTAGCTTCACATTGTCGAGAGGCTGGTCAAACAATAGTCTGAACGTCAAGTGCGTCAAAGTCGACGGCAGCATCAAATTGTCGAGCGACTGGTTGAAGAAGTGGCCAAACGTCAAGTGCGTCAACTTCGGTGGCAGCGTGACGGTATCGAGCGGTTCATTGAACCAATAGACAAACGTAAGGTGCGTCAACGCCGACGGCAACGCCTTCAGTTGATCGACACATTCGACTGTTGCCGATCGATACCTGATCGACATGTCTGCAGCAAACTGCTCGGCATCCTGGTAATCGACGAGAGCGTGTTGCTCAATCAACCAGCAACGCTCTTTACGATACAATGTACACGTCGACACGTACGCAAGCGTCTGACCGAGACCAACATGCAGCAGCAAACGCTCGATAAATGGTTGTAAAAATCGTTCATTGTTCATCAGAGGGAATTCAATCTAATTGGCGTCACTTTTTCCATTTTCGTGTCAGAAACCTGACTTGCGGCGACAAACAGTCCAAACATTGGCTATAGTGCTTGAAAAGCGTCAGATGCATACCGAAAAAGGGCAAAGTCAAACTGATGCGAAGCGGCCAAGGATCATCAAAATATGTCGTCAAGTGAATTTTCCAGTGATGGCTCGGCACAATTTTTGCATCATGAACATCACCAAACATGAGCCACATGCGCTTTTAACTATTGTTCGGAAGAAAACTGGAAGTCACAATGATAGATTTATTTTGCTGATTCAACTGTCTTCGGCCGGCGGCACAAACGAAACACCAGTCGTATACCAACGCATTATTTTTGTAATATCGTCTTCTGTCAACGAAGTGTTGTCGCCGGCGGGAGAAACTGGCATCAGACGTCGGCTGGGTCTCTTAGAGCACTGCAGTTTGCAACAGCTTTTGCACCGAGGTGTCTGCTCACCCAAATTATCCGAATTGCAGTCCTCGCAGCCCGAGACTTGGCCTGCGAAAGTAAACAGATCACTGTCAACGCCATCTTGCACACGACAAATATCTCTCAGCGCCATTTCAATTTGATCTGGGCTACAAATTCGGTTGCGATACACTGTACGTAAAAGACAGCTTGTTTGACCTTCGAATTGCGGTCTGCGCCCGTCGGAACGTCGCGAGCGCTCCTCTACTACAATGTCACGACGATTTTTAGGACACAGAAAAACTCGTTGTGCTCTGCCAACACGGGCAATCGAAGTAATGGGACGTTGCCTGGTTCTGTACGCTGTAATAAGCAATCGCGCAATGCGTGCCGGAGACTTTGTTTGTACGATCGACTGCAATGGAATCGGATTGGTGCCTCGATTTTGCGTCCACGATTGACCATCAAAATTTTGAAATCGTGACGCGCGTCGCACCCGCGTTCCGTTCTGCGTACGAATAGTTTCGTTGGTACACTGCCAGAAATTCAGTACAGATCCTGGGCCGTCCGTCATTATTGGTAGCAGCGATGAGGCTGTCAACTACGATGTGTGTTTTGCACAGTCTCTGTGCGGCGTTTTGATATTGCATGACAAGAGATCAAAAATAACAAAAAGAAAAAACAACAAAATAGTGCGAAACTACGCTGTGAGAAACTTGCCAACTGCTTAGTAAAATGTACTGCATCCAATCTGTTCCCATAACAAACAGTTCGTTAGCGCAAGACAGCGAGAGTTCACTGCATGACGAAATTAAGAGTCGCCTCAGTCGAAATTGGCTCTCTTCTCAGCAAAATTGTGACCATTACGACATGATCGGCCGAAAGTTGGTCCAAAAAAGCAAAGGCTCTATGCACAGCACATCCAGCGACTACAAAGGTGGTTTCGACAGATTGCGTTGTCACTTGGCTCGAATAGACGCGCATTTGTTCACATATTTTGTGTGCTCTTTTCTCATTGCCGCACCATCGGACGACCAACCAGAGTACAGCATAGAGTGTCGTGAATGTAGAAAATCACTCTCAACGGGTTCTGAACCAAAGACGCCGGAACCATTTGTTTTTGCGTTGCATACGGTCGCTCTTGAAGGCAGCAATCGTTTTTACAGCAATTTATTAGACTTTGTATGCCTCGACTGCGCAATTCACATTTGCAGAAGCAAAGTGGCCTTTTACGATCGAAAGTCCGCTGACAATGCAGCGGATAAAAAACGTTGGCAACTCTCTCTCAGAGCGTTGCTCAAATTGCTAAGCCAAAAAGGCACTTGTTGTAAAGTAGGCCTGCGTGAGATGCTGCGACTATTGTGCATTCTTTCGAACGGCAATATCGGCTTTGAAATATGCCATTTTCAAGAACTGCTGGATCTTTATGTGCAAGAGCGCTTCGCCAGCGAACAGCTGGGTCTTTGGCAAGAGACCAATTTAAATACAAAGAGTCGTCGGGCGCCTATCAATCGCCAGCACTGCTTTTTGGACAGACAACAAGTCATAGACAACTTGCGCTGCGCTTATTGTCAAAGCGATGTCAGCAGACTGCCAAATACACAAGTCGGCATGGTCTCGACTATGTACTACAATAGTGACAGAGTATGTGCAGTGCCGTACTTTTTATGCGATCGTTCTGCGTGTCGAGAAGCGTGGTCGAAAAAGTCATTGGGCGCGGTCCGCTTTTCTCGTCTTCTCGAACACCATCGCTTTGCAGTGCGACAATGCATAGAGCAGTCTTTTCAATTCATATACACCGTCAAGTTGCGCCTTCACGGACTGACATTTGGTGACTTTAGCAAGAGCGAAAATGTACGAGCCAACATGCTCAAACTGATGTCCAAACAGTCGCACACTTCCATCGCAATGTCACAAGGAGTGCAAGACGTCGTTTGTGATTCGGCAGAAGATCAAAAAAGCCACAGCGCCAACGAAGCGCTTGTCATGACTGTCGAAGCTGACACTCTCAACAAGCTGTTTGGTCTTGCTCGAATGCAAACTATAGCGTCGGACGTTTGTCAAAGTCTAGTCTCCTTACAGACGGACCCGTTTGTTCAAAGCATGGAATGCTGCTTGCGCAGATGTTTTTGCGCCGCTTGCACGCCCACAAATCTTCTCCACATAGAAATGCTGCTGCAGTATCACAGTAGCCAAAAGACAATGGACGACGGCATATCCACCAAGGTCAAGATGGACAGTGTACTGGAATATTTTTCAAACGCATGCCGTGGCGTGCGTGAACCACTACAAGGCCTTGTACCGCAAACAACTTGTGCGACGCCTCAAAAAACAAATGAGCACGCTAAGCCAACAGTTCGACGACTGCCTTGCGAAAAGGCACAGCAGAATGCATCTGTGAGCACCTCCGTGTTGCAGCAAGAACTTGACTTTCGAGAGTGGCAACTGTCGGCCAAACCTTTTGGTCGCAATCACCGTCCACGTTGCGCTTACGAATTCGCAGACATCGAAAAGCATACAAGTCAGTACCTGCAGCGTTTCGCGCGCGAGACGTCGCATTTTTTGTCTCCTTTTTTTTGATTTTTATTTCGATGATATATCAGCACGGACCAACGACGCCGAAAGGCGGTGCCAAAATCTCGCCGGCGCGCTCTTTGACAAAAACACGCCAATAATCGCGCATGTAATCGTGATTGCGCACTTCGTAATTCAGGCGATCGACACAGTCGCGACGCGCCTCCAAAACTGCTTGTCGTTCACACTCTGGCAGATCGTCGACGCTGTCTGGCACAAAGTTTGTGCCGATAACCGCTCGCTCATTTTGTCGAGCGTGGTAAACATTGGCCATACGGCTTTGATCACTTTGATCAATAAAGTGACTTTGAAACTGCTTTTCTTGCCACTGAGCCCGTGACATTTTTTGCACACCAGAGTCCTGAATGACTGCTTCGTCGTCATTCTTCCCTTGAGGCTTTTTGACTAATCGACGCGCTTTGACGATATCAAAGTCTTTTGGCGGCCCGTGATTTGCCGGGTCAATACAATATACGCCGATGTCGCTCTGCTTCCGCTGAGAGGTAGCAATGAAACAATTCAAGTTGGCCAAACGCGTGGCGATGCGTTGTTCGCGCTGTTGTTGCTCTCTGGGTGACGCGCCTACCTGCGATCTCATGTTCAGGAGATCATTCTGCAAAGGCCGACGTTCAAGAGACATGGTGTTTAAATATTAATCGGTCCTTGTCTCCTTTGAGGAGACAGCTGCTTGAGACGCGAAAAAATCGCCTTCTTGTTTCCAGGGCGTTTTTTGCGCAGTGCACTGATTGCAAATGCACCAATGTCCACAATCAATTTGACGAGCATATCCACTGCACTCTTTGCTTGGTACAGGTGCGGCGGGATCTGGAACGCCAACAATTTTTCGCATCACATAATTGCACATGGAACAGTTGTTTGCAATCGAAAGTTTTGCTTGACGATTGTCATTCGAAGAGTCGCCACAACTCATTGTGTGACAAAGTTTGGTAAAATAAATTTGACAGCCAAGAAAAGTCAAAAAAAATTGGAAATTTTGCAGACGGTTTGGCGCCAATGAGTTTGCCAAAAATGATTTTTTTTTTCATTTCGTGGCTGTTGTCAAACTTCCACAGTGGCGCCAATCATCAAATGGTCGCTGGGCTCAGCCAGGTGAGCGCTCGGCAGCAAATGTGACTTGCGCTTGTGGTAAAGATCAAGCACCTCGGTGGCGTGACAATTGCGCAACAGCACGTAATCGATTGTGTCACAGAAGACGTCCCCGCTACCGTTTTTCCAGGTGCTATAGCAATTTGTTGTATATTCGGGCTCAGATTTTTGCACCTGGACATACGCACTCTCGAACGGCTCAAAATCAAAGGAAAGGTCTTCTACCACAGACTGAAACAACAAATCGAGTCTGTCATCTTCGGTGTGCTTGGGTAAGTCTTGCAAGGGTTGAGTCAAAGCTTTGTAGGCCATTTCGCCTGGCCTAGTGTTGAAATCGCCGGCAAATATCAACGGTGTGTGACTGTTCAGAACGCTTGTTTGAACACATCGGGTCAACAAAAGAGCATGTAGCATCATAATCTCAGAATTGCGCCAGTCGCAAGGCATATGACAGGTTGCCACATTGAACTTACGTCGGTTGACAGTCCTGGTTTCAAACTCGAGCACAATAGCGCACTGATACTTGCTGCAAACGTGATGTAGCCAATCTTTCTGGCGCTTGACAGTCGTTTCGGATCGATTGCATTTACCGTTGTAGCCTGCTCCGAACCAGGCGTTTTGAGCGCAGCTGAACAACCAACTGGACAAGCTGACTGACGATGTTTTTGTTGTTGCAGTGCCCGCCGACGTGCCATTGTCTGCGCGCTCTATGAAACTTTGCACACTGTCAGTGACGCGTGAAATATTGCAGCCTAATAGACGCAGATGATCGCGAGCATACGCGATACCTACCCCCATATGGCCACTTTTCGCACTGCCATAGAGACGATAAACAAAATGATAGTTGAGATTTTCAAACCAGCGTATCAGGCGATTTGCCCAATTTTGACAAACTTCCTGCAAACAGATGACGCACGTTGGATAATTTTCCATTTGATCGCTCAACTGAGTCAACAAATTGTCCAGTCGACGACGAGACGACAAATCGGATGCAGAGTTGCGCACAAATGTGTCTGCGCCGGCAAAATGTGGAGTGAGAACATTGAAACTTAAAACGCGCACTTTGTCGCGCATGTTTTTTTTGCAATTTGTATTGCAAAGACTGGCATCGGTAAACTTTTATCAGACGGTACTCCGGCAAACATGTTATTTTGTTTTCTCGTCAACCAGCAAACAAGCACGATGTTTACTTTATTCTCTGTTCAGCGAGTTTTATCCAACAATTATGGCATGGCATCCGGAACAGCACCTTGTCAGCGACTGCCCTAACGATTCGACGTTCGACGACCATTGAATTGATAATCGTAGTACATACATGCTCTATTTTATTTTCTTGATCCGTCTGGCGGATGTGTACACAGCAAGGATTGTTTTCATGCGCTGGTTGTGCGGATATTGACGCAAATAACCATGTTTGGACGCAATCAAATCAACGACGTAAGGTGGCAGGGTGTCCATAAATACAATGCACAAACTTTTCAGCATGTAATGGCACAAGAAATCGCTCTTGTAGCCAAAAGTATTTTGCACAAAGCAAGGGGCGCCAAGCCGTTCTACAATGCGCCAATTTAGCGAGCAGCGCGACGATGCTATTTGGCGCGCAATGTGCGAGTTTTGTTGCATCAGGACATTGCTGGGCGCTCTGCGCAACAGATATGCGAAGACACGATGGCTACATCCAATTGCTGAACTTTCGACAGCTGAATATAAAATCTGGTCGTCTTTGCTTGCATCGTCGCACATGGCGAAAAGTTGATCGTAAAATGCTACCGGCAAATGTGTACCTCGGACTAAAAGTTTTGCATGCAATCCATGAACATTTCTAGTTGCGGCAACTACTTTTTGTAGAAAAGAACGACAGAGTTCGTCTTGCTCGCCAACTTTCAAATTCGCAAGCAGATCGAGTGTCACAAAGATGCACTTGTGTGACTGTCCAATGTGCTCTAGAAAATGCCCCTCAAAAGTAGCAAAAAACTCGGCATCTCCAGTTTTGTAGGCCAAAGTAAGTGCCGATCGATTTGATGAAGAGTCGTCGGCAAAAAGCGGGGCTGAAGGATTGTACAAAACAAAATCAATCATTTTCTGAGCCATACGCCGCAAACAGCCCTTTCGGGATTGTGCTAGCTTGTCTTGGTGCATTTTTGCAAAAATCTGAAACAACAGTTCGCAACGAATGATTTCGCGCCGATGTGCGTCAATCTGAGCACAAGCCTGCACTATAGCACAGAATTTGTTCTCTTTTCCGTTCGCAATCGTGTGTAAAAGCGGTTGGCAATTGCTTCCTGTCAAATCGATTGCTCTGCCTGATAGCAGAAAGTATTCGAGAAAACGGCACACATTGTCGTCAGCAGATGCAACAAGAGCCTCGTACGTTTTTTGCATAGCATATTTTGAGCAGATGCCAGAATCGATCAGCCGCAGAAAAACGTTGTATGCACCGCTCTGAACAGCGCGACGCAACAGAAAGGTTTCTTTTACAACAATGTTGCTGTTGTGCCACTGAAAGTAGGTGCAGGCGTGTATAAACAAGCCCAACATTGGTACATCATCGTTGTCAATGTATTTGAGCAAAAGTTCAATTCTTTTGTAGTGTTGCTGACTATTGTCAATCGCTATTGCGCTGCTGTCGTTCAGTTTTCGCTTTTTCTGACACCTTTTTTTCATTGTTGATCCTTAAAAAAATTTGCGACGGGACGTCGCAGAGAGGAGCAAATTTTTTTCAACTTTGTATCAACATGCCTTTTCACTTTGTCGGAGGCACACAGCATGACCGTGACAGATTGCGAAAATTGACAAAAGACGTTCTTACGGACGCCGGCATTGACACTACGTACAGTTTTCTTGGCACTGAGGCGAGAAACTTTCGCTCTTCAGGCAAGCGCACGGCCGCTCAACTATCAGGCGCGACATTGACAGACAAAACGGCGGGTCGCTCGACTAAGCAGCGCAAACTTGCGCAGCACAAGATCCCGAAAAACTTTGCAGACGCCATGTTGCGACACGATGAGCGGCAGAAACATATCAATGAGTCGCAACCGTTCGCCATTGTCACGCGCAAAGATTGCTACAAGCTGTATGTCAACGCATACGGATTCAATCAGACTCTGTTGCGCGAGATCGCTCAAATCATTCAGTCCGTTCCCAAGCTGCGTCAGGCGTACACAATTGACCTTGCCAAGACGCGAAAAGATGTCGAACAGGCTCTGGCCGTGTCGCAGGAAAAGCAAAAACTGAAGCAGAAAATGATTGATTTGGATCTGCCACGCATCACTGTCAGTGTCGACATCTTGACACGACACGACTTGTGGACGTTGTTGAGCAGATTAGGCGAGACGGCGCGGCAGCAGAACATCGCTGCCATGGAGGCGCTGAACGTTCTATATGCGGGCGTGCCGACGAAAACTGGCGGCGCTGCTGATACCGCAGCCGGCTGTGTCGATATCGCACAGATGAAGGCGAACCGCAAATCTGTGCCGATCTGTGTAGCACAGTGGATTGACGCACTGTATGAATTTGACAACTTTTTGGACGAACGTGCCGCGGATCCTTGGCTCACAAACGATCGAATTTTACATACCAGCTACTGTTTACCGCAGCTGATTTCGGTCAGACAGCGCGATCGCTCTGTAGACTTGAAAAAATTGAACGAGTCGCGCTATGCTGCCAATTTGGTGCCTTTCTTTTTGCTGGTGAAAGTGTATCACGAATTTATTGTGTCGCAAATCGACTATCGTGAAGCAGCAAAGTTTTTGGACTCTTTTCGTCAGAGATTCGAGCCCTACTATGCCAGCGAATTGACAATGTTGCGCCGGATGTGTCTGCCTTGGCATTTCGAAGAGCACGTCGAACGCGACACCGTGATTGGTCGTCTGGTCTCCTCCAAGGTCCAGCTGGAAGTAACCGACACTGCTCGCGCAATATTGCACTATTTGAATACGATGAGCAATGTCGTTTTGCGCGATGCTTTTTTGAAACATTTTACACTTGTCACCGACCGATCCTCTCAGTCGAGACGCAGTG